CGTAGCCTTCGGGCAACAGGGTTCACAGTTAGCTGGCATCTTTGGTACTGGGGGTGCTGTTGTAGGTGCTCTTATTGCTGGTGTATCTGCACTAGGTAACTTAGTCTACCAGTACTACCAAGCGAAAAATGCCACTGAAGATTTTGCAGAATCTCTTGATAAACTTCCCGGACTTTACGATCAATTCACAGACGCTAATGATGCCTTAACAGAAGTAATCTCCGCACCTTGGCAGAGAGGTCGTGAGGCAATAAACTCTTACATGAAAGCTGTTAGGGCACAAGCCCTTCAAAAGATTAAAGCGACAGGGGAGGAACTAGTAACCAGTTCCCCTACTACAATGCAGCAAATTCAATCCAAGTTTACGGGGGAAGACCCCGAGTCTCTCGGCTACAAATATATGGAGAGGGTGAAGGGTATTCAAGCGGGAAAGTTAGCAGAGCTTGAAAAAGAGTTAGGTGTTGGTTTACAAAACGAAATGGCATATACCGGCGCTGTCGCCCAATCATTTTCAGGTCTTGGCCCAGCAGTTGATAGGTCTGTAGCACAGGTTAAAAGGAGTGTCACAACAACAAAAGCTGAGCTAGACGAGTTGATGGCAATAGGTACAGATCTTACTACCCTATTTTCTGACAGGTTTGAACCTGCCGTCGCTGGTGTGTTAGGGACGACAAGTGACCGCTTGGCTAAGCTACTGCCTGACGGCTCAGAGGATAAGATAGAGACAGTGGAAGGCCTTTTAAACAGGATTCTCAGAACCCGTAAAAACTATGAAGATGTGGGCAGGACAGAAGTTGTTGAGGAAGTAGATGCCCTTATAAAAAAGGCTGGGTTGCAAGAAAAGTTTTTTGAGTATCAAAACAGGATGAATCAAGAAGCTCAGGAATACAGGGAAAGAGCTCAAGAGCAAGAAGAAGATTTTCAAAAGGCTTTAGCTAAGAAGGCAAAAGAAAATGCTGAAGTTATGGAAGGTGTTGCCAAAGCCCGTATAAAAGCCGCTGACGTGGAGTATAAGAGGCAAAAGAAAATAGAAGATGCTAAACTCTTAGAAGCTGTCAGAATATATAAAGAGAGAATAAAGCTTTCAGCTGCTCAAGAGAAAGCAGCAGAGGGTGGAGCTAGGGTACAGCTAAAGTATCAAAATGCGGTGGCGGCTGCTAGAGCTAAACTTAAGAAGGCTCAGGATGATGACGCTACTGCTCAAAGGCAGGAAAAAAACCTAGCAGCCAAGGTAGCAGAAGAGCAGGTTAGGGCTCAGTACGAGAGCTTAAGATTAAAAAATGGGCAACTTCAATTAACCAAAAACCAAACTACTGAGATGGATAACCAAATAAGGTTAGCCAGAGCTGCTGCTACTCAGGCTGTAGTGCTTAAGTACGAAGCTGAAACTGCTGCGGAGCAAATAAGAGAACAAGCAGAGGCTGCTAGAGATTTAGCTAATCAAATCGAACGTGCCGCAAGAGCTTATGAAACTTTCTTAACTAAAGGTCAGTCAGAAGAAATAAAACTTTCGGGGCTTAAACAAAAACTTAGAGTGTTGAAAGAAGGTGGAACCTCTGGTCAAGCAAGTGCTGCTGAGAGGTTACAGGTCCAGAGAGATAAAATAACAGCTGAGACCAACGAGCAAAGAAGGCTGCAAAGGGCGTTGGGAGATAAGCGGACCGAAACTGAGGCTGAGATTACTGCTGCCGCAACCAAGCGGTTAAAAACAGCGCAGCAAACCTATGATGTTGAGCTAAAAATCGCCAAAGAGCAAAAGAGTAAAACTGGCGGCGGTAAAACCCCTAAGTCTGCCCTTGATATTCTGCTCAAAGAAGAACGGTCTATGAAACTTAAGCTAGACCAACGTGAAGCACTGATAGGACTTACTGACCAAGAAATACTGCTAGAGAACACCAAGTATGCTCTAATGTCTAAAGTACAAGAGCAGATGGCTACTATGAGTGAGTCTGACAAAGCTGCTACTCTGGCTAAGATAGAAGGTATAGCTCAAGAGATGGCTGCTAGAGAAGAGCAGCTTAAACTCATGGAAGAAATAGATGCTCGGAATAAGCACATAGCAGACACTATGGCTGAAAGTTTTGGTAGTGCAATGACCTCTATTGTTGACGGTACTAAGAGTGTCTCTGATGCCTTTAAAGATATGGCTAGGGCTATCATTGCTGAGTTGTATCAAATCTTTGTTGTTAAACAGATCACAGGTATGATTAGTTCTGCTATATATGGGGGCTTGAGTGGTGGAACACCTGCTGGTGGTTATAGTCCCGGAGGTAAGACTTATGGCTCTGGTGCAGAGATAAATGCAATGCAACTTGCCAATGGTGGTGCCTTCTACGGTGGTAACGTAATACCTTTTGCTAATGGTGGTGTCGTAGGTCATCCTACTAACTTTGGTATGTCGGGAGGTCGTACAGGTCTTATGGGTGAAGCTGGCCCAGAAGCTATTATGCCACTTAAGCGTGGTAAGAACGGTAAGCTAGGTGTACAGGCAGAAGGTGGTGCTGGTGACGTTATTATTCATCAGAACTTTAACTTTCAAGCTAACGGGGACGAGAGTGTTAAGAAGATCATAGCACAGGCTGCACCACAGATAGCTAATATGACTAAGAGTTCTATCATTAGTGATCGTCGCCGTGGTGGACAAATAAAAGCAACCTTCGGGTAAAGGAAATATAACAAATGGCATTGACATACCCACTGTCTACACCCACTACTATCGGGATTGAGAGTATAGAACTTAGGGCAGTTAATGCTGTAGCTATTTCTCAGTCTCCTTTTACATATAAGCAACAGGTCATTTCCCACGGTGGGCAGAAGTGGGAAGCATCCGTAAGCATTCCTTCTGTTCGTCGTGATAAGGCTGCTGAGTGGAAGGCACTACTGGTTGGACTTAAGGGTCAGGTAGGCACATTCCTACTAGGTGATCCTGACTATGCCACACCACAGGGTACTGTTAGTTCTTGCACGTTAAGTGGTACTGCTGGGGGTGACTCTGCTACTGTCGTTATGACAGGTACACTTAAGGCAGGAGACTACATTCAGCTTGGGTCAGGTTCCTCAGCTAAACTGCATCAAGTACTCCTAGACCAAAGTGGTGATGGTACAATTCAGATTTGGCCTGACTTAAGGTCTGACTATACTAGCTCTACTGTTACCTTTAATGCCCCTAAAGGCGTCTTCCGACTAAGTGAAAATATTACCTCTTGGTCTATCAATAATGCCTCTGCTTACGGAATTTCATTTGAAGCTGTAGAAGCCATAACATAAGGATGTAGTCGTGACTGACCGTAAAATATCTGAACTAACTAATATCACAGGGGCTGACCTAGCTGACAATGATGAATTTGTTGTCGTTGATACCTCCGCTGATGAAACCAAAGCTATTACCTACGGGGAGCTTAAGAATTTTAATGGAACTATTGTATCTGACGGTATGTCTACAAACACCTCTGGTACATCTAACTTTATAGCAGGTGTAAACGCAGGTAACTCAATAACCTCTGGCGGTAATTATAATGTGACAGTAGGAGATGAGGCTGGAACTGCAATTACTACTGGTGATAACAATGTTGCAGCAGGCTATGGAGCAGCAACAGCACTAACTACAGGTGTAAACAACACCGCTGTGGGTTCTTTATCCCTAGATGCAATGGTATCAGGAAATAACAGTACCGCAGTTGGTTATCAGGCTTTATCAGCAGACACAGCAGGATTTAATGTAGGTGTTGGTTATACCGCTGGTGGAGGAATTACAAGTGGAACTAGGAACACAGCAGTAGGCCCTTCTGCTCTAGATGTAGCTACATCTGGAGATGATAATACGGCTATTGGTGCTAATGCACTAGGGGCAGTGACTACATCTTCTGATAACACAGCAGTTGGTTCTTATGCAGGAGCAGAAATTACGACTGGTAATAATAATACAGCAGTCGGCTATACAGCTTTAGACGCTACCACCACAGGCTCTTATAATACAGCACTTGGTACTGCTGCACTAACAACCAACACCACCGCATCCTACAACACGGCGGTTGGGTACCACGCACTGTTTGCAAACACCACAGGCACTAGAAACACGGCTGTTGGATACAGTGCGGGAGATGCACTTACCTCTGGTCAGCGTAACGTGGTGATTGGAACAGACGCATTATCGGCTGATACTCAAGGCAGTAGATCAGTTGCAATAGGTCAGGCAGCACTTGCTAATCAAAACTTTACTTCTGCCACTGATAATTACAATGTAGCAGTTGGGTTTCAAGCAGGGGTCAACGTATCAACTGGCACAAACAACACCCTCATAGGTGGTTTAGCTGGTGATGCAATTACAACTGGTGGGTCAAATGTCGCATTGGGTACTTCAGCACTTAGTGCAAACACCACCGCCAGCAACAACGTAGCAGTTGGCTATCAGGCTTTAACAGCAAATACTACTGCTGCTCTAAATACAGCCGTTGGTTATCAGTCTATGGATGCTAATACCACAGGAGTTAGCAATACCTCTGTTGGTGGTCATTCTTTAGGCGCAAATGTAACTGGAAATAGCTTAACCGCTGTTGGTTCAAATGCTTTACATGTCAATACAACATCAAGTAACACTGCTGTTGGTTCTAACGCTGCTTATAGTAACACATCAGGACATATAGATGCTTTCGGAGTAAACGCTGCTTTAAGCAACACCACAGGTAATTATAATAGTGCCTTTGGTCAGCAAAATGGTTTCTTAGCGGCACTTCAAAGTAATACTACAGGCAGTTCTAATGCGGCTTTTGCAACAGGTGCGTTGGGGAATACTACCACAGGTAGTTCTAATACGGGGATAGGTGTAGCTGCTCTCTACTCCAACACCACCGCAAGCAACAGCACGGCTGTTGGGTATCAGGCTGGTTATGCTAATACTACGGCTTCTGACTTAACAGCCATTGGCTACAAGGCTGGAGCCGCAAATACGACAGGTGCATATAATACGTTTGTTGGTAAAGATGCGGGTCTTGTAAATACAACAGGAACTCTTAACACTTTTATCGGGGAGTATTCTGGACGTTCAACAACAGGCTCAAACAATACTTTTTTAGGTCAACAATCTGGAACGAGTATAACATCTGGCACAAAGAACACCATCATTGGACGATACAACGGCAACCAAGGCAGCTTGGACATCCGCACCTCAAGCAACAACATCGTGCTGTCGGATGGGGATGGTGTTCCATTTGTCAGAGTTACATCAGATAACTTTAATTACCAAACAGGTAGTGCAGCGGTGGTAAGTGCGAGCAATCCTGAAGGTGTTTCTTTACTGAAATTCACTGGTCAAGGACAAATTAGGGTTGGATTTACAGGAACAACTGCTAAAAATTCTGTAGAATTTTTTAATGGTAATGGTCAGGTAGGAACCATTGCTGTGAATGGTTCTGCAACAGCCTACAACACATCTTCAGATTACCGCCTAAAAGAAAACGTAAACTACGATTGGGATGCAACCACTCGCCTCAAGCAACTCAAGCCAGCACGGTTTAACTTCATTGCAGATGCCGACACTACAATTGATGGCTTCCTTGCCCACGAAGCACAGGCAGTTGTACCTGAAGCAGTGTCAGGCACACACAACGAAGTTGACGATGATGGCGTTGCTGTAATGCAAGGCATTGACCAATCCAAACTTGTCCCGCTTTTGGTTAAAACAATCCAAGAACTTGAAGCCCGTATCACAGCCCTAGAAGGAAACTAAACAATGACTGACGCACCAACCACAGAAGAAATCGCACAGCACTACACAGCAATGGGCCACTCAGTTGATCTCCTTAACGCTGGTAAATCAAGTGATATGTCCGATGCAGATTGGGCTGACACTGTGTCCCGCAATGTAGAGCATCTGCAACTCATGGTGGCAAAAGACTACTGGACTACAGAAAGTATGACTGCTGCCAATGCTGCTATTGCAGCAAACTCGTAAGGATAAATAAAACAATTGGAGCCTAGCTAATGACCAGAGACCTGTCTACAGTAACGATAGATAACATTGATAGTGATGTAGTCTACCCCTTCTTTGCTGTTGAGCTTCAGTTCGATGGAGCTAACACACTTCGTATGTGGACAGGTCAAGGGACACTCGTACTACAAGATGGCACTGAATGGGTTGGCTTAGGCACCCTCTTAAACATCTCATCTATTGAAGAAACATCGGAGATGGCTGTAAAGGGNGCTAGTATTACCCTCACTGGTGTACCCTCAGCGGTACTATCCTTGGCACTCAGTCAACCTTATCAGGGCCGTGTGTGTAACATNTACTTNGGTACATTTTCTNCTGATGGTGCTATCCTACAAGAAGGCGGTTCCTACATCCTCTTGCAAGACGGATCAAAGATTAACCTNCAAGNTGGTTCCGCTGGGTTTAATNAAGTATTCTCAGGTTACATGGATCAGATGAATATCCAAGAGAATGCTAATACCTCTACTATAGAACTCCTAGTAGAGAACAAGTTGGTTGACCTTGAAAGAGCTAGAGTAGCTAGGTTCACCTCTGGTTACCAGAAGTCAGTTTACCCCAGTGATCTTGGATTAGACTTTATTGAAGACTTACAAGACAAGCAGATATCTTGGGGTAGATCAGTCAATGGTTAAGTACCAACAAGAGTTTATTAGTCAGGTTGAACTGGATATACAAACTTTGATAGGACTCCATTGGGAAGAAATAGCACTTAACCAAGACAAGATTAAGTTAAATCCCGATTGGGACGCATATTATAACTTAGAGACACAGGGTAAACTTAAAATATTTACAGCTAGATATGGCGATAGGCTTGTAGGTTACTTTGTCGTTATCTTGGGTACTAACATTCATTACAAAGACCACCTGTTTGCAAATAACGACATTATCTACATGCACAAGGATTACCGCAAGGGTTTCGCTGGTATTCGCTTAATCAAGTTTGCTGAAAAGTGCCTTAAAGAAGATGGTGTATCTGTACTTCTGGTTAACACAAAGACACATAAACCTTTCGACAAGGTTCTGGAACGGCTAAAGTTCAAGCCTATTGAACGTGTATATTCTAAGTTTATAGGGGACTGATATGGCTATATCTGCGACAGTAGCACTAGCAACAGCATCGGCACAAGCGATTGCAACTACGTTTGTTCTATCAACTTTTGCTGCCACTTTTGCCGTTTCTTTTGTCCTTGGTGCAGCAATGAAGGCACTTACACCTAATCCTTCTTTTGGTAGTGGCCCAAAGGGTTCTAACCGTGGCTATCAAACTACAGCTATCGGTACAGCACTAGACCACCAGATTATCTATGGTAAGATGCGTGTTGGTGGTGCTCGTATATACGATGAGTCCACAGGTGAAAACAACAAGTACCTACACCGTATCATTGCATTTGCTGGGCATGAGGTAGAATCATTTGATGAAATATATATTAACGATGAAATAGTTACGCTGGACAGTGGTGGTGTTGTTTCATCCCCAAGTAAATACAGTGGTAAGGTTCGTATTAACCTACACTTAGGTTCACCAGATCAAACTTCTGATGGTTCCCTTGTGAGTGAGTCTGCACATTGGACTACACAACATAGGCTACGTGGTATTGCCTATATGTATATACGACTACAATTTGATGCTGATGCTTTCCCAAATGGTATACCGGAGATTACATCAACCATTAGTGGTAAGAAGGTCTATGACCCCCGTACATCAACGACAGCATGGTCAGATAACCCAGCCTTGTGCTTGAGAGATTACCTTACATCTTCTTATGGTATTTCTGAAGCTACAGTTAACATTGATGATGCTTTGGTCATTTCTTCTGCTAACGTGTGTGACCAGACTAACACAGATGCTGGTACTACTCGGTATACTTGTAATGGTGCTTTCACTACAGCCTCTACACCCTATGATATGATTAGTGGTATACTTACGTCTATGGACGGCAGCATGTGGTATGCTCAAGGTAAATGGCGTATGAAGCCAGCTTATTGGACTACTCCTGTATTAGACCTTGACGAAGATGACCTACGATCTGGAATAAACGTCTCTACTAGGCACTCCCGCAGAAATAACTTTAACACTGTTAAGGGTACATTTCGTGGTGAGGAGAGCAATTGGCAGACTACAGATTATCCAGAGGTCAGCAGTGTAGCTTCTGTTGAAGCTGATAATGGACAGGTGTCTGTAGCTGATGTTGATCTACCCTTTACTGATAACTCTATTGAAGCTAGACGTATCGCTAGAATTTCTCTGGAGAGTAACAGACAACAGCTTACCATAAACGCAGCCTTTGGTCTTAAGACTTTGCAGTTACAGGTTGGTGATAACATTCGATTAACTAACTCTCGTTTTGGTTGGGCTAACAAAGAATTTCAAGTTATAGCTTGGAGTTTTGGCCTTGCTGATGGTCTTGACCTACAAGTAAACATGACCCTGCGTGAGACTGCAGAATCTGTATATGATGAGGTGGACGATGGTGTCGTTTACGAAAGAGATAACACAACCCTCCCGTCACCGTTTGAAGTCCCTTCGGTGGGTCTAGGGGCAACCGTTAGAACTCAAGTTATTCGTGAGAAACTAACCAACATTATTACCCTGACTGTTACCTCTGGTGCTGCCGAGAGAATTGATTATGTTGAGGCTGAGTTTAGACTTTCCACTGACACCTCTTGGATTACTTTAGGTACAGGTCAACTTGGGGATTTTGAAGCTGTTGACCTACAGGATGGTAACTATGACTTCAGAGCTAGGGCTATCAACACCTTTGGTATTAAGGGTGATTGGAGCCAGTTAAATGACATCAATGCTTCTGGTCTCCTTGAGCCACCTTCGGATATAAGTGGGTTTGTAGCTGAAGTTAATGGTGCTGTTATTACCCTAGATTGGAACGCAGTTCCTGATCTTGATCTGTCGTATTATATCATAAGATATTCCCCTGATCTTCTTGGTGCAAGCTGGGGTAATGCTTTGACGTATGTTGATAAAGTACCTAGACCAGCATCTAGTGTGACTATTGCAGCAAGATCAGGTACATACATGGTTAAGGCTGTAGATAAATCAGGAGTTGCTTCAATTAACTACACATCTGTAGTTGTACCAGTATCTAACATTGAACCCCTTGCTAATACTCTAAGTCTTACAGATAGTCCTTCCTTCACTGGTACTAAGACAAACTCTGAGGTTGTAAGCAACCAACTTCGTATTGACGACTATGTTACAGCACCATCTGAAGGTGACTACCTGTTTAGTGACTACATAGAAACTGGCGATAGTACCGTTAAGAGATGTCGTGTTTACGTCAGCGGTCTAACTACAAGACACGACGGTACTGCTGGATTGTTTGACGATCAACCGGGATTTTTTGATGATGCCCCCGGACTTTTTGATGACTTAGGCGGGAACAGCCAGTTTTCTGACACCAACATCATAACACTTGTGTCTACGACTCAGGATGATCCAGCAGGTTCCCCTACTTGGTCTGACTATAGCTCAATTAAGGTTGCAGACCTTAGTGCAAGAGCGTTTAGGTTTAAGGTTAGACTTACCTCTACCGCAAACAATGTAACCCCTTCTGTTTCTGCACTAACAGCTTATGTGGAGTATAACTAAATGTCACAGAATGATCTAGTGATCTCAAACCAAAACTTTCCATCTACAAGGGCAGACATTAACTCTGCATTACAAGCCTTGGGAAGTACCAACAGTGGGTCTTCTGCCCCACCTATAACTTATGCCAACATGATGTGGTATGATACTGCCGCTAACATCCTTAAAGTCAGGTCTGAGGCCAACGACGTTTGGATTAACATTGGCTATCTTGATCAGAGCCTAGATACATTTAAGATACTAGATGATACTGTTGTGACAACAACTGCTGGTGCAACTACAGGTCTTATCGGGGATCAATCTACAGCCACTTGGGAAACTGGCACAGGTACTACAGAAAGCCTTGTGTCGCCAGATAAAGTTAAGGCTTCTGTCATAGCTAATGCTCCCCCTTATTCGCCGCCTACAACTCTTGGAGACGTTGGTACTTATTCTTTCTTGATGCGTACCGCAACAGGCCAAAACGACTACATAAACGTCGGATCGACATACTCTGGGAGTTCTTTGACATACGCTGGTGTATCTAGGTCTGCTGGTAATGCTATAATTATCTCCCCAAGTGGGACGCCCTCTGGAACGTGGAGAGCAATGGGCCACGTCGGGGCAGGGTTCCTCGGATTTAATCAAAGAGCAACTTCATTTGTGAGGATTTCATAATGTCTGCTACAATTACACAAGTGCGTAATGCTCAATCACTTAACTCTGATAACACTCGATTTGATGTAGAAATCAATCACCCTGATTACGGGTGGATACCCTACACTTTGGAGCCCTCAGATACTGACAACACTGTTAACAACAGCGAGTTAATGTCTTTGATAGGGGCAGATTTTACAGCTTACATTGCACCCACTCAGGAAGAGCTAGACGCAGAAACAGCAGCGCAGGTTCGTTCTGATCGTGACTACAAGTTACTTACAGAGGTTGACCCCTTGGTTACTAATCCCTTACGTTGGGCAGAACTTACATCTGATAAGCAAACAGAGTGGTCACAGTACAGAACTGACCTTTTAAATGTACCACAGCAGTCAGGTTTTCCTAACACAATAACATGGCCCACTAAACCATCCTAAGGAGCAACCAATGGGATACAAACTAGGACTACGAAGTAAACAGAACTTATCTGGGGTACATCCCGATATGGTTGCTGTTGTTAAAAGAGCATTAGAGATTAGTGAAAAGGACTTTAGTGTAACTGAGGGTGTTCGTAACATTGAACGTCAGCGTATGCTTAAGAGAACTGGTAAGTCAACTACACTCAAGTCTCGT